TCAGGCTTCAATATTAGGGAAAAATACAATAACATCATCCCCCTGGCATTCCACATACATGCCCTCCAGTTCCAGGTTCACATCATCCACATTGTGATCGTCGAAATATTTGGTCAGGTTCATGATCGTCTCCATATAGGAATTATCTCCCTTTACCAGGATCCCCAGACCCTTTTCCGGCTCCTGCTCATAGAACTCCAGACCTTCGGTTTCATTGACATATTCACGTATTGCTTCTGCTATGGTCATTTGATTTTTTCTCCTTCTACTGTTCCTTCGTTCATATTTGCTACTTCTCTTTATTGTATCATAAGCTCACGAATTCGTGCTATCGCACTCTACATCCTGCTTCGCAGGATATTCGTTCGCTAATGAGCCCAGAAAAACAAATGTCTGCTTGCAGCCACTTGTTTTTCCTTGAGGCTCATTATATCATAAAAGGCGAACCTTGGCACCGCCAAAGTCCGCCCTTCATCATTTTCTTCTCTTATTCCTCATTCAACTTAACACCCCGCTTTTTGCCCGTATTTGCTGAAAAGTTCAGTTTTGAATATCTCCGCAAATCTCACAAAATCCCGCTATTTAGTAACAAATTAGTAACAGATTACATCAGGTCATTGACCCTTGCCTGTACTGCTGCATAATCATAACCTTCTGCGGTGATTCTGTTCTTACGATCAGCACCGTTTCCATACTCACCACGGATGACTGCCCTTGCAATTTCATCAATGGATTTCTTAGGTGTTCCGCAAAGTTCATTGACCTTGTTCTGAACTGCGGTGTAATCATAACCCGCCTGTTCAATGCGGTTCTTTCTGTCCTGACCGTTGCCCCAAGCACCATTGATGACTTCCTGTGCAATTTCATCAACAGATTTCTTTGGTGTAGTGTCTACCCCTAAAATCTCATTGACCTTTGCCTGAACCTCATCATAGTTGTACCCGGCTGCTTCAAGTGCTGCTTTACGATCAGCACCATTGCCATACTTGCCGTTGACAACATCCTGTGCAACTTCATCCACTGACTTTGAAGGTGTCTGCTGTGCAGCACCGTCATATTGTGTAAGGTTGTTATCTCTGATAACACGCATCAGGTTTGTTACATAAGTGCTTGATGTTGCATAGCCATCTGCCTTGATGTTCTCCACATAAGTCTGTGGGTCTGTAACCCCTTTAAGGTTTGCATATCTTGAATAGTTGATGAAATCAAAGTAACCCTTGACACCATCTTCCATAGAATCAAACACACGGAAATTGTCACGAATGTTCGTGTGAACGCCCGGTGTATATTCCTCTGATGTTGCCATGTTGACAGACTTACCAGTCCAAGCACTTCCGCACTTCAAACCAAAATAGTTGTGATATTTGGCAGCAAGGCTTGACTGTCCCCACCCTGATTCAAGAATTGCCTGTGCAATGATCGGACTGTGTACCTTGATACCATACTGTGCAGCATACTTGATGACATAGGCTGCAATCTGTGAAATAAATGTCTGCTTATCCATAATTATTTACCCTCACTTTCTGTCTTTTTCTGTAAAATATCAATAGCCTTGGTGATAACTGCCGGGAGTGGTAACCCCATAAGACCCGCATTTTCCACAAGGGAAATTGTCTCATTGGCAATGAACGCAATAATTACTGCATCCCTGATGTAATTTGTGCCAATGACAAGATCAAGGCGGTACGCAACCAGTACAAAAATCAAGGTCATGCACTTTCTGCAAAGACCTTTCCACCCCGCCTTACTTTCAAGTGAACCTGTGTCTGTCTTGGGACTGTTCTTGAACACCCCCGCAACAATCAGTCCTGAAATATAATCAAGACCCATGAAGATCAGAAGGGTTGCAAGTCCCGCATCCCAACCACCAAAAAAAGATGCGATTGCTGAACCAATCACACCTAATACACTGCAAATAGTCTGTTTCATTTTCTCTGTCCTTTCTGAACATAAAAACAACCGCTTGTGACCTCATATAATGGTCATATAGCGGTTGTTTTTGTTCCTGTGATAATTTCCTTGTCTGTTGATTACTCTGCTAATTCAGGGCAATCAAGGTCAATCAGAACTTCCTTCACTTTGTCCTTGATTTTCTCAGGTACATCAGCAAAGGTTTTCTTGCCCTTAATGATAAGGGTTGCATAGATCACTGCCATAGATTCCACATCCTTTCTGAATAAAATTTTTATGATGAACTGAAACAACATCAGTTACCACCTTCTGCCAGTTCCGGGTGTCCTTCATCAATAAGCACCTGTTTGACTTCATCCCTGATCTTGTCAGGAACATCATTGATTGACTTCTTACCCTTGATGATAAGTGCTGCATAAATGTTTGCCATATTCTCACCCCTTCCTTATGCCATCATTTCATAGATTTCACACATGGCTTCCTGTGCCTGTGTCATCTGATCTTCCAAAGATGCGTTCCTGTCATCAATCATTTTGATGTATTCATCCTTGGTGTACTGGGTCAGGTCATATTCATAACCAGTGAACCCCGGCTGTTCATCTGTCCCGGCTTCTGTGACCGGGGTGATGTTCTCTGCAATCCAAACTGAATAGTCATCAATGACCTTCTGTTCAGGCTGCTTTGTACTGCGTACTTTTCCGTACTTTTTCATGCTTTTTACCACCTTTCTTGATATGATCTTTATAGTACCTATCAGCATAAGGCTGAATTGGTTCAATATATTTTTCAGACAATCGGCTGCTATCACAATATTTCAACCAACCCTTATAGGAATTGATTGCACACCATTCTGAATAGTTCATTTCCTGACCGCTTTCAATCTTCTTCCTGATTGCGGTCATTTTCCGTTCAAATTCCTGACAGGTGGATTTTCTAAGAAGGGTATCTTTCAAGAAAATCCTGTACCCTACAAAATCAATACCCCGGATGAACGAAGGGAATATCTGATAGTTGCCTTTTATTCTTAATTTCAAATTCTGTATGAAATATTCATTGATTTCTGCAAGTAACTGATGCAGTTCTTCTTTGGTTCTTGCAAAAATACAAATATCATCCATATAACGGTAATAGTGCTTTACCCGCTTAACTTCTTTTATCCAGTGGTCAAAACCTGATAGGAAGAAATTGCCGTCATACTGTGAAAAGTAATTCCCTATTGGAATACCGACACCTTCAATGAAGTCCTTGCCGTTTACCTTCACTATCTTGATTTCATTACCACAAGACCGATAAAATTCAATGTTTTCATCCGTTGCCGGACAAGTGCTGATTGAATCAATTACTTCATCAATCAGTTCAAGCAGTTCAGGGTCTTTGTACTTCCGTCTGAACTTCTGTTTTAGTGTTTCGTGGTCAATGGAAGGGTAAAATTTCTTGCAGTCTATTTTCAAACAATAGGTCATTTCTTCCGGCACGGTATCAACCGCCAACCGTAACTTCTTGTATGCTGCATGAATACCCTTGTTTGGTATTGCTGAATATGTGTCATCAGTGAAATACGCTAATAACTGCGGTTCAATCACCTGTAAAACCGCCCATTGTGCAATTCTGTCAGGGAAGAATGGAAGTTTGTATATTTCCCGTTCCTTCTTGCCGTCCTTTTTCGTAAAAGTGGCATATTCCGAAGTTTTGTATAAATGGTTTTGAAGCATCCATTGCAGACCCGCCAAATAGTAGTATGGTCTTTTCTCAATCTGCTGAACTTCCTTGTACCATCCTTTGCCTTTCTTTGCGTGTTGAAACGCAAGATACAGGTTATCCATTGAACAGATTTTTTCATAAAGATTGCCATACCGTTTCACTGGTTTCCCTTCTCTGTATGCACTGAACCGAACTTTCGACTTGCACAAATGGGTGCAACCTACTAATACAGTCCATGAATTTTGATGTTTTGCCAAGTGGCACGGTAATCAGTTTTCAGTACATTGTTATTCTTATAAAAACACCCCGCCATTTCTGACGGGGTGAAGTTAGTGCATTTACTAACTGACTGCTGATATTCCGATTACGATTAGAAGAAGCATTATTCAGATTCCAATAGAAAGCACTGGTATTCAAGCCATTATTCCAATTAGCACCTAATTTAGTGACTTTGGTTTTTGCTTTTATGGTGTTTTGCCTGAAATCGTCATCTGTATAGCATCCTGATTACCTAAAAATGTTCATTTACTTGGTTTTACGCCGCTGCTTTGCTTGGTACATACACCAACCGACCGCCGATCGTCCGATAACGATAAGAAGAAGCAATATCCAGAGTCCAATAGAAAGCACCGGCAGCCAAGCCACTATTCCAACTAGCACCCAACCTAGCGACCCGCCATCCAGTGTTTCCATTCCAACAGTAATCACCAACAGGAAGTGCAGTGTTACCAAGAAGTTCACCCGGAATGAACAACCAATCATATTTTTCTGAATAACAGAAAGCTGAAACATAACCATTTCCATATACTGCAATGATTCCGGCATCCTCATACGCACCTGTTCCTGTGTCATCTGCAAAGGAATGGTCTGCAATATAGATTGTTCCTTCATGGGTTGTAGCATCCATATATTCATTGATGCCATCAATCCAACCCCAAATGTTACCCCAAAAATTTTCTTCACCACGATAGGAAACAAACTGAACACCGTTTGCATTTGAAGCTGTGCCGGATGCGTTGCCAAGGTTGATTGTAACACCTGTTGCTTCTGCCATGTTTGAACTTCCGTCATCAGTCTTATTCACTGCACCCTGACCAATAGCAGACTGCATATTGAAACTTGCATATTCAATCAGCATAAGCATCTGTGAAGCTGATGCTGTTGCAATATACGCCTGTTCCCAACCTGAACCACGCTTTTCTGCAAGTTTTCTGATATTGGCACGGGTTGCGTTCTGTGTAAGTCCTGAAAGTGGTTTTGCATTGGCAATACTGCATAACATATCAGCAGCAAAGTCAGCAACCTGTGAATCATCAAGAATGTATGCTGATGCAGATGCATCCCAAAGTGAACCTTCAAAGGCTGCAAGATATGCAACATCATTTTCCTGACCATTTACAATGAACGCCGGATGAAGTTTGAATCCCGCCTTTGGTGTATCTGATACATAGTATCTGATTTTTCTTGTGATTGCCCCCTTGGTTCTCTTTTCAGTTTTAAGCGGTACAACCTTGTAATAAAACTTTGGCTGTTCAACCATTACCTGAACGATTGTCCCGGCACTGAATTTCAGGTTTTCATCAGGTGATTCAGTACCTACCGGGTTACGGTCAACCGCCTGTGTCAGTTTTCCAGTAGTAGAAAATCCGGCTTCACCATAATATGCAGCAACACGCCCGTCATTGGTAAGGTTACAACGCTTTCTGCCACCAAATGCATTGATTCCGTCAAACCCTGAACCCGCTGAACGGTTTACTGCCCCGGCAAGTCTTGTGAACTTCTTGTTTTCAAAGTCCACTTCAACACCATAAATGTCACCGTCTGAATATCCAACATAGGCTTTCAGATCAGCAATTTCTTTTTCAAGTGCCTGAATGTCACCAACCGTTGCATACGCACCCGGACTGACTGCAAGTGATACGCTGTCAGCGTTGCCTACTGTGGTATATAACTGTAAGTATGCAGCCGATACCGTAACACCGTTATATGGTGGCATATAACAGTTATTTGACTTTTCAATGCAGACTGCATACAGGATTTCACCCTTGTCAGGGTCAACGGCATATAAGCCAAGTGTACGCATATAGTAACCTTCTTTCAGGTCTACATTGGAATATGCTGCATCAATTTTGATTGCAACCTCATTTGTGCGGGTAACCTTGGAAACAAGGGTTGTCTGCTTGATGTTGCTAAGTGCGGTCAATGCCTGTAACTGACTTTCAGTGTACTGGGTACTGGAAGAACATACTTTTGTAAAATCAATGTTTCCTGACCCGGCAATCATCTTTGCCATAAGTGCCTGACCATTGTTTGTGATGTAAAGTTTTGAATACTCTGCCATCTTATCATTCCTTTCTATGTTGTTTTTATCTCAATGAAGTCTACCTGAACAACACCGGATGCTGCCTTTGCATCCATATCTGCCCGGATTGTTTCATTAAAATCTGTTGAAATGGTTACCATTGCGGTATCTGTTGCCTTACCACCAAAGTTCACTGTACCCTGAACACTCACTGTTTCCTGACTGTCATTTGTGATGTTCAGCATTTCAGTCTGAACGATTCCACCACCAAAGACTGATGAACCGTTCACATCAAACACTTCCCGGAAATCGTTTGTGATGATAAATTCATTGATGAAGCAGATGCCACCACCAAAAAGAACAGCACCTTTGATGTTGCAAGGGATGCTGTTCTTAGATACAACCACAAGATTTTCAGGAATCATTGTGTTTATGATGTTTTCCAGTTCTTCCACCTGACCATATAATTCAAGGTCAGTGTCAATATACAGTGTGTACCCGGTCTTGAAATCACCAGTCACTTCAAAATCACTGTCACCACAAAGGACAAGCAACTTTTGAAGCAACACTTTCCAAGTGTACGGGATTGTGTTGAACCACTTGCTTTGAACCCTTGAACGCCTTGATTCAAGGGTATCATCAGCAGTTGGATATATTTTCAGCATCTTTTCAAATCTGCTGATTCCATATTCATCAGCGGTTGAAATGAAGCGGTTACGCAAACACCTGTCAGTTGCCGACCACATCAGGCTAAATTCAGGATTTTCCGCTTCAAGTGCTGCAACGGGTTCTTTGTAACTCTGCATGAATGGCGGTAAGTAGGAAACAAGGTCAACTTCTCTTATCATGCAGAAACACCCCCTAACTTTGGTATGCAAAATTCTGTCAAGGTCATATTGCTTGCCGTGCCGTTCAGTTTTGTCCCGGTCACATCCACTACACCATCAACACCAAGGATGCGGTTTTCAATCTGCGATACTCTGACAATGGTTTGTGATGTTTCTGACCAGTTCTTTCTTAATTCCAAGAAATACGCATCAACTGCTTCTGCAATGGCTGCCTTGGTATTTGACCAGTTGTGACCTTCTTCAAAGGTTACCGTGGTCTTGACCTCAATACTGACAGGTGATGCACTTTTCACACTGACCACATGACCGATTGGTGCAAGTCCATAACCTTCCCCGGCATTTTCCACTGGGTCAAGTTCTTCCTGAATCTTGTTCAGCAATACAGTTGATGCTTCGCCAAAATCCAATGAATTAACAACAGTTATAAGAACAGTACCGCCAACGGTCAATTTCTTCTCAAATGAAGCCATATAAACAGCAGAAAGCCATGTTGCAACCTCTGCATCCAGTCCACTTATAACTGAATTGTACCAAGAAGTAACTTTTGTACTTGGTATCATATCAGCCGGGCGAATGTCACCGTTCCAAACCCTTGTTACTTTCAGATTTCCAACACCGTCAATTTTCTTCACTGTTTCAATATAAGCTGCTCTGTTTCCACCAAAGGACTGTTCATTGAAGCTGTCAAAATAACGCTGTCTGAATACTTCGGTATCTTCTTCATCTTCACCCGGTATCAGTATTTCAGTAAGCTGTGCGGTTTGCAATCCTTCAATATATTCCATCGGTATCATATCACCAAGATACTGATTGCCAACTGTTCCTTCTGTTTCACACTGAACCTGATACTGCCCCGGTGTAATCTGTTCAATTACCGCATAATTTATATCACCGATATTGAACCGCTTACCAGTCACATCAATAGTTGCCGGGGTGAACTCACCTTTCAGAACAGCTTTTGTTGCGGGTTCAGGGGTCAATCCTCTGTCCTTTGCAAGCAACACAAGAAATTCCCTTGCAGCGGTATCACCGTATGAATTTTTTATCAGATATTCCAACTCAATGTATAATATCTGAAATTCAATAGCTGTCGGACTGTGGGTGTCATAAATAGGTGAAGATGGTCTTTTATCCAACTTATCAGATACCCGGTTCAGCATACGTTCAAGAATGACTTCATAGGTTTCATTTTCATACATTTTAGATGTTCACCCCTTTCTCTGCTTTGATTTCACCATAGATGGTGTGTACTGTGAATGTGGCGTGAACAACGCCCTTCACTTCAAGGTCAAATTCAAAATCTGTAACGCTGTTTATTCTTGTATCAATGGTCAATGCTTCTGTGATTCTGCGTTCCAGTTCCGGGACTACATAGGTGACTGGTTCACCATACAGGTCAAGGGTTTCAATCCCATAGTACCAAGGATAGATAATGTACTGATACCGTTCAGTGTTCAATATCCTGAATACGGTCTGTTTCATAGCTTCTTGTTCATCTACAAAACCCCTGATTGAATCACCATCTAAATCCATTTTATAAGTTAGGCTTGGTTGTTCTTCAATGTCAAAATCTTGGTCTAAAAAACCAACTGTTGAAGGTATCATTTTCCAATCCTATCCCATACAATAAATTTTTGACCTTCTTGCTGTCTTATCAGGATAACTTCATCACCGACAACCAAGCCATTATGAACGGTGATTTTCTTCTTTCCTGTAATCTTATGGGTATGTGCAAGGTTCTTTGCACCAGTGGTTAGGTTAATACTGTCACCGTTTCCATCTGAACCCTGTACTGTGTGGGTATGTGTGCTTAGGCTGCTTTCTGTCAGCCAGTCAACAGTGACCATTGTGGTGAAGTCTGTCACATTCCTTGAAAGAATCAACTGCTTTTCACCAAGAATCATCTTTTGTTCAACATTGATTTTCAGCGGTGAAGCACTTAATACTTCACCAAAATACACATTGACAGGCTTGGATGCTTCGACTGCATCCAGTGCTGCCTTTTTCAATAGTGCCACAAGTTCATTTGCATCAGGCAACAAATTCACCCCCTCTAAGTGTCAAATCCATCCAATGTTCACCTTCCTTGTAGGTATGCTTGCATTTTTCAACAAGCATCCAGTTTTTCAGCTTTATATCTCCAAGGTCAAGGTTGATTACTACCATTGAACCCGCCCTGACCCTATTGTCACCAAGGGCATTTGTGATTTTCAGGTTACGGGTCTTTTTGTTGTATAATTTCAAAAGTGCATCAGCCTTTGCCTGACCATTTTCACCCTTCTGTAATGTGTCAAAATACTGCAAGATTCCCCACTTATTGATGTTGGAAGAATCCTGTGCAATATAAACTTCCCTATAACCAGTATCTTCATTGTCATAGGTCAACTTGATTTTGTTATAGGTGTTTTCATCAATAGATGAAGTATAGTCAAAGTTTTCACCTGTTTCTTCATCAATCATCAGGTATGCACCCGGAACACCCACATACATTGAAGATAGGCTTTTCAGTGTCAGTTTTCCAAAATCGTCATACAAAACATACATTTCCCCGGTATTGGTCAAGGTCAGGTCAAGGGCGTTTGCAATCATTTCAAACAGTGAAGTATTTTCTTCAACCCTTGATTCTATGACATACCCGGTATCTTCCAATGTGCCAACATTCAGTGCATAGTCATCTGCTATCATTTTTGTAAACTGTGAAGCAGTTTTCCCTTCATACACTTTGGTGTCTTTATTTTTCAAATATCGCAACTGGTCATAGGCGGTGACTGTGATAATTTGGTCTTTTGCCCGTTGTTGCTTGAACACAAAACCAAAAAATACATTGTCACCGTCAACCTTCATCCTGACAGGACTACCTTCTGAAAAATCAAGAATGTCATCCTTCAGGACTTTGAAAACCAGTTTACCGGGGGTGTCTTTTCGTTCTGTTGACCATTCAATTCCTTCCTGAACTGCGGGTTGGTACACTTTTGTTCCTGATTCATTCCCAACCAATAGTTCAACATTCATTTCAAACACCCCTTTCTATGCTGCCGGAATTGTCAAAACTTGTCCCGGATAAATCAAATTAGGGTTGCCACCAATGACACCCTTGTTTGCGTTATAGATGACCGTATACTTTGAACCGTTGCCATAAAACTTCTTTGCAATATTCCAAAGACAATCACCCTTTACTACTGTGTAGGTCTGTGCAGATGCCGGGGCGGGTGAATTATTGGTTTCACGTTTGGGTTCAGCACTTGCCTTTGGCTTTGATGCTGCAATCTGAATGTTCACCGTTTTTGTCCCGTATTCCCGGTACTGCTTCAAGTTTATTTTTACCCTGAAATCAAAACCGTCTTTTTTGGCATCTTCTGTGATTTTCCAATCTTCCATTGATACCTTGATGTTCGTGTTCAGCAGTTGTTTCCCCACTGGGGTTTTTCTGCACACAATGAACTGGAACGGTTTATTACTCTTTTTCAGTTCTTCAAAAATGTCAAAGAAATACCCGGCATCCTTAAAGCCTGACTTATAGACTGCATAAGGATGTTTTACCTGTGGTATTTCACATTCAAATTCAATGTCGGTCAACCCCGCTTTTTTCAGGATATTGATTTCACCTTCATTGATAAGTGTTACCGTCTTATTTTTGTTATTGATTTTTGTTTGTATCTTTTCAGGGGTGACGGGTAACAGACAATTTTTCAAATACACATCATACGCCATTTACTCATGCACCCCTTCCGTCATATTATCAACCGCTTCATTCACTGAATCTGTCAGTTTTGTCATAAATCCGTCAATATCGTCACCGCTACTGATGTTATTCTGCATACCTGACTGGTCAATGTTGATTTCTGCGACTGTGTACCTGTTCACTGCTTCTTGTTCAGCAATATCACGCAAATACTTCAAATCTTCCTGTGTAATATCCATGTTGTCCTTGATTGCACCAGTGTCATCAGCAATACTTCCAAGGTTGTCACCAACTCCTGAATTTGCGATTGCATCATTAAAACCTGATGTGTAGTCATCAACATTCGGTATATCTGTACCGCCAAACACATCTGACAAGCTGAAATTGCTGACTGCATCTGCAACACCATCACCCCAAGAAGCACCCGCATCAAAGGCATCTGCTGCCCATCCGTCTTGAAACGTGTCAAAGGTTGAAAAACCATCATTGAACGCATCTGAAATACTGGTGTAATCTTCTTTGTTTCCGGCTGCTTCTGCTGCCTTTGCTGCATAGTCATCTGCTGCGTTTGAAATACCTGAATAGTCAAATTCTACAAAAGGCAACTTGTTCAAGGCTGCACAAATACTTTCAATGACTGATAAACAGGTTGAAAGCAAGTCATACCACCACGCCTGAACAGAACAAATTGCATTGTGAAATGCTGTCATTATGTTACTTCCCAAGGCTGCGATTGCATTACCAATACCAAGTGCGATATTTGCAACGGTAAGACCCAAATTCTTGAAGAACTGAATCACAACATTGATACCACCAGTAATCACACCGAACCCTGAATTTGCAATACCTGTCATTTTTGCAATCGCATTACATACGGCAAAAATAACCGCGATTAACGCAAGAATCAGCATGATAATCCAAGTTAAAGGACAAGCCATCAATGCAGCGTTAAGACCTTGCTGTGCTGCGGTTTCTGCAAATGTTGCACCCGTTGCCATCATTTGAGCAGCAGCCTTGACACCTTCTGCCATTGCCATGACACCGTTAATTGCTGCCACGATTGCAGAAATAGCAATGTATGCTGTGAGTGCTGCCACAATGCCATATACGATAGGTGCAATGATTGACCAGTTATCACCTATGAAAGTACCGATTGACACCGCCAAATCAAACACATTCAGAAGGATATTCGCAAGGGTTGCCATTGCTTCAATAGCACCCTGAATGAAAGTCTGAAATGCTTCACTATTGGCTAAATCGTTCAGTCTTTGAAGAACAGGCTGAAATGCAATCAGTGCGGTGTTTTGCATTGACTGCCATATCTGCCCCCAAGTCATAGGCATTTCATTGAATTTGCTGTTAATGTCATCAGCAGCAGAAAAGATTGCTGCCTTGACTACATCAGCGGAAAGTTCCCCATCCGCTGCCATTTCCCTGATCTTACCGATTGGAACATCAAGATAGTCCGCAATGTTCTGAATCAGGTTAGGTGCTTGTTCAAAGATACTGTTCAATTCATCACCACGAAGGACACCTGAACCAAGTGCCTGTGATAACTGCAATTCTGCGTTTGCTGCTTCTTGGGTGCTTGCCCCGGCAATCGTCATCTGTTTTTGAATCAGATCAGCAAAAGCAACAACTTCTTCCGAACTGCTGAACGCATCCTTTGCGTTGTTACCAAAACGGGCAACAACATCAGCCATCTGACCGAATGAACCCCTTGCATCCTGTGCTGCTGCATATACCATGTTGACAAGTTCAGCAGTTGTCTGAACCCCGTCATTCATCATGTTCAAACGGGATGTTGTCTGAACAAGTTCATCTGAAATGTTCAGTGCTTTCCCAACTGACTGAATACTGATATAGGCTGCAACTGCCCGTTTGATGGTATTGGTCAATTCATTTGCCTGTTGTGTTCCGGCTGAAATTTCCTGATTAAAACGCCCCTGTTCATCCACATTGTCACGGATGTACCTTTCTGTGTTGCCAACAGTTTGTGACAAACGCAAATAGGCATCATTGGCAGCAGAAACATCCATGTTCTGCATTGCCTGATTCAGTGAATTTTGTTCCTGAATAGCCTGATTCAACTGCATACGCAACTGTTCCAGTTCTGCATTTGCATTGTCTGCCCCAACATTTACCGGGTTGTTCTCAATCTGCTGAATCCGCTGTTGAATTGCAGATAACCGCTGTTGCATGGTGTTCATATCCTGAACTGCTGCATCCGGCAGTATATCCATTCCCTGTGCGGTCTGTGAAATCCTTGCCTGTGTGGTGTTCAGTGTGTTCAACATATCGTTTGCACTCTGAACTTCTTGCTGAAATCGTTCAACACCTGTTCCTGTGAACACATCCATCCCGTCAGTGTTCCATGTGACCGGGATTTCTACGGGTTCAGGTTCAGGGGGTGCATTTGGTTGAATCTCTGGTCTGATTGGTTCAGGATTTTCAACAAGCGGGTCAGGAATTACGGGGTCAATCGGTACTGGAATCGGTTCTTGATTCCCTTCATCCACAACAGGCGGTGCAATATCAGGTGCAGTCTGATTGTTCAAGGCATCGTTCATTGCGTTGATTGCTGCGGTTGCCTGATTGATTTCATCCCTTGCACCTTCAATACTGCTTGTGTCAATGTCTGCGTTCATGCTCTGCTGCATATCATACATTGCAGAAACAGCAAGGTTCACTGAATTTACAATATTGTTCAACACACCGCTGAACTGGTCATTAAGTTCAATACCTGTCTGAATAGATGACACCCTTATCACCTGCCTTTCTTAGTGTTTTTTCTTCACTTTGCTTTCCGCTTTTTTCTTTTCCTTCTTGTCATTTTCGACTTTGATTTTTATAGCTGCTATGACAAAAGCCTTTTCTTGTTCATCCATTTCCAAGAATTGACTTGGCAGAATATGAAGTTTGTGAAGGGCATAGTAAGCATAATTTGCTTCACCATCCCCTTCTTCAATTAGTTTTTTGCTTCATCCACCTTGTCATCAAGGCTCTTGGTAAATCCCTGAAACTTCTGCATCCAAACTGTGAAGTCCTGATATTCTCCGGCATTGTCAACCATTGCATAAAGAAGTTCTTCCGGGGTCATAACACCGTATGAATCCTGTAATTCCTTATCGTAAAGGTCAGGGTATACAGTGGATGCCACAATCATCTTTGCAAGGTATTCAGCAGTTTTCACCTTCGGTCTGTAAAGGTTCGGCTTACCCTTAACAGGGACTTCAATGGTACAGGAATCACGTAACGCTTCATTTTCCTTGGAAGTAATCTGTTTGAACTCCCATTTCAGCGGTTCACCGTTTTCATCCTGTAATGTGGTTGTAGGTGCATATTTTTCATTTGGCTTTGCGATTTTGTTCGCTTTCATAAATCGACTGAATTTTGACATTTTTATTTGTCCCCTTTCTGTTTATCATTGAATAGCAAAAACCCCTTATATGAGCGTTATATAAACTCACACAAGGGGTTTTTCATTGTTTAGTTGGTAAGAAATCCGGTCAAATTTGCAAAAGATTCAGGCATTGAGAAATCCTCAAATGTTCCTTCAATTTCTTCATCCAAATACTCACCGTCAGCATCGAATTTTGCAAGAATACCACCGTCAGTATTGCAATCATAGAAGATGATTGTCTGTCTGCCCGCTTCACTTGTAGGGTCATCATTGGTAATCTGCATTTCAAAGTACACATCCTGACCTGTGTTCTTATAATCAAGAAGTGCCTGTCTAAGCACTGACTGATTATAATGTGCAGTTCCTGAAAATGTACCTTCCATACCGCATGACTTGTGACCCGCCATAATAGCACCAAGGCGGGGAACTGTGGTCTTGGTCTTTTCAACCTTTGCTTCCATGTCAATCATCTGCATGAAGTTGTATCTGCGTGTTCCAATCGTGATAAAACATTCAGCCAACTTTGCTGCAATAGTGTCCCTTGCTTTCATTGTTACATTCGGCATTTTATTTCACCCCTTTCTTACGCAACCGTAACCGTTTCATAGAGTTTACCCATAGCGTTCACAACGGTGATTGCTGATGTAATCACAACCGCCTTTTTGGAATCGCCCTGTGCAACCGTAACATCAGAATCAGTGAACCCTTCAATAGCACCAAGTTCCTGTAACTGTGTACGGATTTTTACCAAGTCAGACCAAAGGGAAGTTCTGCCTGATGCATTGTTTGGAACAACACCAAGATACTTAGTGTTGAAAAGAACTGCATCATCATTTCCCAACTGGTCAATAACTCTGATCGTCTGATTGTCCTTGAATACATCCCCGCAAGTGTCCGAAGTGGTCACCATAGAGTTAATATCTTCAAGCACACGGACAACGCCGTTGACCTTATGGAAAGCGAACTCACCCGTCTTGATTGCTGCTTTCAACTCATTCTGTGTATAATTGGTATCAACGGTGAAACCGCCGTCATATTTCTTGTTCTGACAAGACTTATTGACCGCACAACCGCTTTCTGCACCAGTTACCCAGTACACAAGTGCTGCTTCTGACCATCCTGTATCTGTTACCTTGTTCTTCACACTGATAACGCCCATATAATCAGCAGACAGGTTGTAAACAACCAACTGGAACTTGATACCAAGTTCATCACGCAAACGCTTGTTGAAAGCCACATATAACTTCTTGGTAACATCATCAGTAACCACAACGCCCATAGTGTTGTAGGTGTATGATTCGATTTTATCCAAGTAAGCCTGATGTGCAGTGCCGTCAACCGTGCCGTTTGTACCACCAGTTAAAGGTGTTCCGGCAGTAACAGCAAGATCAGCAGCCTTGAATGTCACATAATCGTTTGCCACAAGATCAGCAGCCTTGGCAACCGTCTGTGTGTCAACTTTGACCGTACCGAAGTAGGTTGTAACATCATACTTGCTTGCATCATCTGCATTTTTCTGAATCACGATCTTCAAATCGTTACCACGCACACCACAATACTTTGCAGTTGCGTACGTGTTCGCTGCCTTATCTCCACCACCGTTCAGACGATATGCGTATAAGGTCTTTGCACCCATGAACAGATCATTAAGACCAAGCATCTTAGGACTGTCAAAGGCATAACCAAAAAGTTTCAGGCTGTTCTTCTGAAAATCTTCATTGGTTACTTCAAAAACTTCCCCTTCAACACCCCAGTCAAGTTCAAGGGGCATTGTTGCAATACCTCTATCAGACAGTGCAGCAGATGCGGATGCAGCCGATACAAAGTTGATATAAGCACCGGGAAGTTCTTTGTTCTGTGAGGTAAATGTACCACCACCTAAAGCCATACTATTTCACCTGTCCTTTCATGTATTTTTCAACTAAATTGTCAACAGTTTTCATGGTGTAACTTTTATCTTCATCAAGAAGGGCATCCACCAAGTCCCTTCTGTTTGCAAAACGGGCAGATGCAAGAATCTGTTCCTTGCTGAACATTGGTTCAGTCTGTTCAGACCTTGTAGCAGTTCCCGTTGTTGTCTTTTTTGCTGCCATAATCAACCACCTTCCTTCACATCCGTGCTTGCCGTCATAGTTTCCATTGGTGTCTGATCTTCCGTCTTGACCGTGAAAAAGTCATAATTGACAAAAAAATTCAGAACACCGTCAACCACCTGATGATTCATTTTTGAACCCCTGATTGGCTTGGTATCACCGTCTGTTGTGATATACTCCAAACAGTCATACATTCTTTCAGCCACATCAGCACATTCCCGCTGCTTCTTTGCAGACTGTGGGAAATACTGGATGCAGAACTGATTGGTACGCTCATACCGTTTGCCAAGGAAAAGGTTGTTGTTTGGGTTCAAGCAAGCAATAAAAAAACAAGGCTCTTTCAAACCTTGCTTAATTTCTTCATTGTGGATTTCATAATCATCCCCAAATTCTTTGTTCAGGGAACAACTGATTGCTTCAACTATTGAATTTATCATTTACCAAGTCCCCCTAAATATTTCTTGATTTTGTTTTCAAGCACCTTTGGGGCAATTTTCTGTAATTCCTGTTCAGATATGGTCATCATAAACTGACCTTTGACCCATCCTGAATGATTGGCTGTCCTGTGTCCGTACTCAACATAGGATGCATATTCAACCGGGTTCACAATTTCAATGACATAGGTGTCACCAAAATGGTTCACCGTCAGGCTGTCTGCATACCCTTGTGCTGATGCACGTTTTTCACCAGTCCAACCACGCCTTAATGTACCGCCCTTTTTTCCTGAACTTGCCGGGTACTGTCCGACAGGTGTTCTTTTTACCACCATGCGAAGCAACCGGGCAGCAAGTTCTTTTGCACACGATTCCACAAAGTCATCAGGATTTTGCAACTTTCCCAACTGCTGCTGAAAGTCTTTCAGACCTTTGCAGTCAAATCTTCCCATTCTACCCATTTACGCATATTCCTTGAACAGTTCAAGTGTAATTTCCTGATGCGTTGGATATGTGGAAGGGACACCGCTGCGGGTGTAGTCCGTGGTCACATTGTCCTGTGTTACTGTCAGTTTTGACCCCGCTTTGATGGTTACATCCGGGGAAACAAATAACTTTGTGCTTTGCGTGATCGTTGCTGCTGATTCTGACTGAATTGCTGTTTGCAGTTTTTCAAAAGATAATCTGCACGGTTGGTCTTGTAAGACTACAACCTCTGATTCTTCCATAAGTTTTGACTTCTCATTTTTTACCTTTTGCAGTTCTGTCACCGTCAAAGTACCAAAATAGGTTGCTTCAATGGCTTTCCTTGCAGCCTTTTGTGCTGCCTGAATCTGCTTTACCATCTGATACGCCTGAATGAATTAAATTCAGTCTTTCCATAGGATAAAAGGTAATTGATGAAAGAAGTCAGTCTTTGTTCAGGGGTCATTGAACCTTCACCAGTCGCAAAAACCGTGTTGGTGTCCCCTGTCTGAATCTGCTTGACAGCATATTCTAAATCAAACCCGGTAAGATCATCAGGTGCAAAGGTTTTCTTGGAAAGAAGAAATTCACCCACCGCCATATCAACGGCAATGTGTTCCAGTCCTTCCGGCACATCATTCCAGTTGATTTCATTCTTGATTGTGCTGCGTACTTTCTCAACGCAAAAGGTCAAGGCAAATTCATCATCTGCCTTGACCTCATAACCGAATGATTTCAACCGTTCTTTTACTGTATCAGTATCAAACATTGCAACCACCCTTTCAGATCAGAAATTATCCACGGGAAATGATACGGGCAATAGGTACTGCCTTATGCTCAATCGCCTTGGTATCAGATGCAACCAGTGACCAGTTCTTACCAGTCTTTAATTCCGCATTGGTAGGGGAATTTGTTGCCTGTGATGCCTTGGTATAAGAAACACCCGCAACAGAAACAGCGTGACGTTTACGGGAAATCAGTGTATCTTCACCACCCCTTGTCTTAGCATCACGAACCATTTCATAAGGCACTTTTGCACCCACATCCTCAAAACCAATAGCACCTTCACCAAGGATATAGGTTGTGTACTCTGTGTACGCATCCTGTGCCTTGATTCCCTTGCTTGTGTCCTCTGCAACGGCATCAACAACCTTAGTAGGTAAAGAATCATCAATGATGACCAGTCTGCCGTTCCAAGTACCCATTTCAAGATCACGCTCAATGCCCTGTGCATCTGTATACTTTAAGTATGCAAGCAGTTTCAGGTTTTCAAGGTTGGTAGCAACTGCACTGTGACAGTAAACCAACTTGAACTTCTGCTTGTTATCACCGCAAGCCTTCTGAATTGCACTGTTCAGGGTTGTTGCATCCATCTTCATAGTATCATCAGTATGTTCAGCACCCGCCTGTGCAATGTTATAGGTGTGTGCTTCAACGAACGCTGCATTGGCTTTCTTAATGTCACCCGCACCAGTGTCTTTCATCCCAAAGACACCTTCTAAGATTGCAAGGATAACATCCTGATCTACACCGTTCCAGTAGTCATTGATCTGATTTCTTACGTTTGCCATGAAGTCAGTACCACCAGTTACATCATAACTGAAATCTGCTTCTGTCCAACCGTTCATTCTGCCATAAGTGAATACACCCTGTTCAAAGGTGTCAGTTCTATCAGGTGTAACATTGTCAACACCGTCATAGTTCTGTGGTGTGCCGGAAAGCAGACCAAAGAACGGTAACACTGCGTAAACAGTGCCAGTCTGTGAGTTGTTCACAAATGTGTTACGAAGTCGTGCATCACCAACGATTGCACGGGATTCACGTAACTTGTTCAGTTTCACGTTCGGAATAGCACTCATGTACTTACCGAACGCCTTTTCATTAAAACTTTTAGCATCAAATTTTGCCATGTTTCGATTACCTTCCTTTCATCAAATTAAATCTGTGCATCCGGGTTTGCTTCCATGTAAGCGGTGAGTTCGTCATAACTCATTTTTGAGAAATCGACCTTTTCACCCTCACCCGGTTTCTGTTCCCCTGATGCTCCCGGCTGAAAACCTTTGAAATTCTGCTGCTGTTTCTGCTGCTTTTGTGCTTCAAACAGGAACTTGGTGTCATCACCACTTCTTAACTTCTCGATCTGTTCATCCAGTCCCTTGACATTTCCGTCCTTGTCAAGTTTGGCTTCTCCAAGTTCAAGTAAGGCTTTGACAGCTTTGATGTTCTTTGCCTTTGCACCAGTAAGTGCCTTTTCAACCGCAAAATCAATTTTCAACTGGTTCAGTTCAGATTCATGGGTTGCCTTGGCAGTGGCATTTTCAGTCTGTAAGTCCTCAATCTTCTTTTTCAGATCAGCGTTGTCCCCGGCAGATGCTTTCAGGGTTTCTAACTGCTTGTCACGGTCACCGACCTGTGTTTTCAGTCCTTCAACCTCTGTCTGCAAGTTCTTGATTTCTGTTGAAGCAGTACCCTTTGCGTTCTCAATGTCATCACCATTGATTTTCATTACTGAATCAGCCTGTTCCTTAGTAAGTCCTAAATCCTCTAACTGTTTTCTTGTCATTTCTATACCATCCTTTCAAATACGTTTTTATACGGGGTTACTCCCACATGATTGATTGGTTTTGTTCGGTTTACGCTTGACAACCCGCAAGAAAAAAGACACCCGTTGCCGGATGCCTTTTCTATGTGCTACTTGACCCAGTAGCCGGGAGATAATCAGGATCACCATGCCTTTCTCATTGTGTATGTTTTCATGTGCCTTTTATCCCCCTTTCTGACCTCATATAACAGCCATATAGCAATTATTACAGGTCTATTGATAACTTGTTAAGGTATGAAAAAAGCACGGTTATTTGACCGTGCTTTCTATACTCTATCTTTGAAGAACTCACACCATTCAGGATTTTCTTCATCAAATATTTTTTTCTGTTCAGGTGTTAGGTTGTGCGGATAATCAGCAAACATATTGAACACTTGCTTTTTGTCAAAACTGAACAGCCATTCACCGACTGAATCAGGTGTATCTTTCCACCAAATCTGATCTGTTTCATTGTTCTTGTACCAGTTACTTGACATCACCCGTCACCCCTTTCTTCTGACTTTCTACTGCGGTATTTATATACCCAAGAATTTGTTCAAATTCAGTATTTTCATTGAATGATTCAACATCCATAAGAACAACCGATTTTTCCCAAACCTTGCCGAATTGCTTATCAACTGTTTTCCTACATCCAAAACGCTTATTCAGTGTTGCAGCCATTGAACCATAACGGTCAAATGGCATCCACCCGTTCTGAAATTTTGATTGAAGTTCCAAGTATTCAACACCGCTGTCAACCCGTCTGACAATGGCTGCGTGTTTACCAGTTGCAAGATAGTATTCTTTATTCAAGACAAGGTTATTCAGGACTTCCATTGTTCCTGAAATCTCTTTCTTGACCATTGTGATTGAACCATTCACACCCGGTAATTCCAGTATTTTCTTAATGTTACTGTTCATAGAAAATACATACTGACTACTGCCACCCCTGAAATCAAGAACATCAAGTCCGTTCCTGTTTCCAATGTATGCAAAAGCCAGTGAAGAACATGAACCCTTGGTCATATCTCCACCCGCAAGCCTTTCAATGATTTCATCAGATGACAACGGCTGTGAAAGTTTCTGAACAGGTCTGTGTTCAACCTTGTCCGCTTCACACGCTTTCTGAATCTGTTGAAATGCTTCACT